ATGAGATTCAAGGTCAAGGTCCGGATCGAGGTTGAGCAGGACGGCGACGCTTTCTATGCATACTGCCCCGATTTGAAAGGGGTGCATGTTGATGGAGAAACCGCGGACGAGGCGCGCAAGAATGCCATGCTTGCGGTGAGCGCGTACGTTCAATCGCTTGTGCGCCATGACGAACCGATCCCGGTAGGAATCATGGGCACCCGAGTCGTCCAGCCTGAAGCAGCAGAGTCCATCGAAGAAGTACTCGTTGAAGCGTGAGTTTCCCTAGTCATGTGTGGGATCAGCTGCGCAGCATAACGGCTGACGAACTCATTGAGGCGCTCGAGAAGGACGGATTCAGGGTGGAGCCTGGTCCTGGTTCCATTCGCATTTATAGGCATCCTGTCTCGAAGACTCGAGTTTCCGTCCACTATCATCCCAAGAAAACCTATGGCCCCAAGATGCTCAAGGGCTTGCTGGACGATGCGGGATGGTCGATCGACGACCTTAGGCGTCTGAGACTGATCAAATGAGCCCGCCGCGAGCGGGCTTTTCATGTCTAACCATCCTTAACAGTTCGCCATTTTGGTCCACCGTATTCTTGCCGGCTGAGAAACCGGGGGATCGCATGAAATATCCGTACGACTTAGTCGCAGGCATCTTGTGTCTCACCATGTCGTTTGTATGCCTGGGTGCGCTACTGCTTGGCTGCGGCTAAGCGTCGAACGTTTTAGCCGTCCGCAAAAATCCTCCGTCAGAGCCAGCGTCGGCCGACGTGAAGCGCACTATGTCCTCGAGAGGTCGATCACGTCCGCGGGGATGACTGAATTTTCGGGCCCACGAGCGGAGCCCTCAAGTTTGGCACGCTGAAGCCGTTAACCCAGTCGATGTCCCTAACTCGGAGCGTGACATGTGGAAGGCGATTGGCGGTGCGGTTGCTGCAACTTATATGGTGTATCAGATGGCCACGCTCTTTTACGCCGGGACCATGTTCGGCGTGATACTGCCAGCAGAACAACGGTGCGAAAGCGAGACCATGAAGGCCGCGCTAGATATGCAGCAAAACCCATATTCTGATGGCTCCAGCTTTGACCGAGTAATGAAGACCTGTCAGGGAGCTGCAGCGATCGCTAGCGCTTTCGTGCCCGGGGGAACCAAGCCTTGACATTAAAAGCCTCTGCTGCAAGGCGGTTTGGCGGCAGCCTGACCTCAGGAATTAACGCAGGAAAATACTAATTCCGCTTCCTGCGGCGTCCACCCGCGAACGCCATGCGTCTGCATGTCTACCTGATGCATCTGCTTGCCCTGTTGCCGGCAGTAGTCGTCAGCGCGCTTCAAGCTCGACGCTTTCACTTCGCCCCATGCGGTCATTCCCCCGCGGACTTGAGCGGTGACGGTGTAGCGGCCGTCGCCAGCCGGCGTGACGTCGGATATGGTGGTGCATGCGGCGAGCATGGTCAGTGCTGCCAAAACTGTTTTCGTTTTCATTATGGTCCCCTTTGCCTGCCGGATTGTGCAGCGATGGGTCGTCTATCGCAAGCACAGCAAGCGTAACCGATTCAGTTCCCTTGGGGAGTTTGCTCTTCTGCCCACACGCTCAACGGTACGAGCTTTGGTCGTTTTGTTGTCATCGATCTTGACCTAATCTGCGGGCCATCTCGCCGTACTGATCGGCATACACAGCAGTGGGCTCGACGAAATAGCGCCTGCCAATCTTGATGGGCGCTGGCACGATCCAGCCGCCCTGGCGCCAGTTATACAGGGTGTTACGGTGCGGCGCATGTTCACCGAAAACCAGTTTCGCCCATGCATCCAGTGGAATGAGTTTCGGTTGGTCAGTTGCCATTGCTCGCCTGTCCAGTATGAGGAGCTAGTAACGCGTCAACGCTTTCCGCAGTGATCCTGCTAGTGCGGTATCCGAGGCTGATCTTCGTCAGCCTGCCGGCGTCGACCAGCCTATACACCGTCGCTCGAGACACGTTCAGCAGCGTCATAACGTCGGTTATGCGATATAGCCGAGGTGTAGCATTGCTCATAGATCCCCCTTCGGTTGGCTCAGGTGATCCATGCTACAACGGACGGAGCGAACACCAAAGACGGAGGCAAGTCGTGAAGTTGCGACTCGATGAGTGGCTGAAGCGCGAGTTCTATCCACCGCCGGCGATCCGCACGGCCCGTGCTTGGATCAAGCAGGGCAAGATATACCCGCCACCAGTTAAGGTCGGCCGCGCCTACTACGTCGAAGAAAACGCCGTCTTCGCCGACGGGAGGACTCGACCTCGCTTGGTGGATCGCATTCCGAAATAGCCACCAACAACGCCCAATGTTTACAAATTTGATCTTGACGAGTGCGTGACGGCCAATTAGCCTAGAAGCGTGTCCTAGACAACAGACACCGGGTTTGGCGACCTGTAGAAAGTGGGCGGACAACCGCCGCCATGAGCGGTTTTACGTCCGTCGTATCATTGCGCATCCTTTCAATGGGTGGGCCTTGATGGGGATACCTTCGGGTATGCCGGTTCCTACTTTCCGGTTCGCCAACCTCGTCTTGTGCCCGCCCACCCCGTTTGGCGACGGGATGCGGGCTTCTATTGAAAGTAGGAGTCCACGCCATGACCTCATCCACCCCGCCTGCCTCCATCTCTTCACTGATCGAAGCTTTCAAACTGTCGACTTAAACCGTCGTTCTGATGGCATCTTTGGCTTCTGATCGCGCATTTGATGATCGAGCTGAAGAAGAAAAATAGTTAAATCTAGCTAGCTGTGCCATGAGATCGCTCGATGGCACGGAGCACTGAGGATTGGGTTTATATGAATGATGTTGTACGTACTGCTAACGGATCGTCGCTGTTTTGGGTGTTAGCTCCCTGCGGACTCTGCTATGGGCCGCCGATGACATACGAGCAAGCATTACAGTGCATCAAGGGACACAGTCTTTATCCCGACGAGCCGAATTGGACGATTGCAAGGGAGGCCGATTTGCAGGCCGCCATCCAGGCGATTGACGCCCGGATGGAAGCGGAGAGTCGAGCACGACTCGCCCAGTTTGAGAGCGAATTCTGTGGGAGGGATCTGTGATGGCTAAACGCAAACATTCGTTCCCAGCCGGCTATGACCGCCACGAGGGGAAATACCTGCTCGTGGTGGGTAAGGACATCATTGCTGGTCCCTTCACATCCTTCGATGAAGCGCATCACGCAAAAACCGAACGTTTCCCCTCTGGCAGGCAACCCGAAAGCGGTCAGCGTGTCGAAGTCAGCTATTCACCGACCACCCGAGATACTCGGCGCTGGGATCGGTTGGACCGCACTCTGCGCGCGCTCGACGTCCAGTATTGGTGTGTTGTCGAGGATCGAAAGACTGAACGAGGCCGGTGTATTGGCTATCCGCTCTCACGGAAGTACTCGACTCGCCAGGAATGTCGCGCAGCGCTGGCGCGAATTAAGGGAAGCAATCCGCGGGCGTACATCGGTGGTGGGACTTGCTTTTCACTGGGCCCGGCCGGAAGATATGCAGACGCGTAGGGTATTGCTGGCCGAAATACGCTGTCCATAAACGCGGTCAAGTTAGAGCGTACAGGGTTTCGCGGGGCGGATTCGAGACGATCGGCCTTCAGTTAGCGAGCATCGGCGAGGGCATGAGCCGGCCGTTACTTGCGCTTGCTCCAGTCGGGTTCCCACGTCGGCTCTTCGGGCTTGGATGGCTTCTCGCCGAAAAGACGTTCGACGTGGGCTCGTAGAACGACGATCGAACCGTCTGGCCGGATCTTGTGCTGTACGCCCATGCTGTTCAGCGCATGGATTCGCAGGGAGTTCCGACGCTTGCTGGTCAATTCGGTGAGGTCGTCGTCGGTCAGGAACATGGATGGCATAAGCGTTTGTTGGGTAGTCAGCGGGTTCTGGCGTGGCTCGCCTGATTGCAAAGTACGTCCTGATCGTAACTTGGAAACGTCTTGACAGATATTCTTTAAGATACGCTGTCGATATTCTCAAAGAGGGCACGAAGTGTTACCACCTGAGACATTGTTCGTTATACCGCGTGGATCTTCGAATGCGGCGGATCGCGACGCGGAGTTCAAGGAGTCGGTCTTCAGTCGACGTCTGTTTGTATATGTCGATGAATGGCACAACAAGCGGACGTTGGAGGCGCGAGCATATGGGGTGGCGCCTGGAGATCGACGCGTGCTCATAGGATTCCAGATTGATGCAGACCGCGGCATTGCACCGGAGCAGCTATGGAAGATGATCGACGACCTGGATCGGGTGGTGATCATGAGGGACATGTACGAACCTAGCGAACGCACCGTACCGTCTCAGTATGCAGGTCAGGTCACCCGTTTTGATGCGGTCTCGCCTGACACTGCGCTGGATCTGACGAAGCACGCTGCGGAAGGATATTGAGAAATCAAAATAGAGGTAGACCATGAAAAAGACGCTGATGCCACTCACCCGATGCGTGAGAGTTTTGGAAAAATGATGGAGATACTTGAATCGGTTATCTCGACCGACGTGGAAGCCGTCGAGTCTACGGTTTCCCAGTGGAACGCTGAGATGGAATCTGCCAAGGCAGATTTGAAGAAGAAGTTTCCGACATATCCGGAGCTTTTGGAGGCGGCCGCCAGGGTTAAAGTTATGAGTTTGCAAGCGTTAGCTCCGTTGCAAATGGCCGTGGGACAGCATTTCGAGAACCTCATAAAGGCTTCCGAAATGCTTCCTTATGTCAACACGCAAAACAATGTAACTACAGCGGAAATCGAAGAATATATGGAGATATTGCGTGGTTCCGTAGAGACAATGTCGACCGTTCATTTAAACAAGGTAAGGCGAGAGCATAAACTTACCAATAGCTCTAACGGGTCGAAAGGTCAGGCAAAGCGGGACGAGAAGTACGATCCGCTACGGCAGAAGGCCATCGAGATGGCTCGAGCCGGCAGCTATGACAGTAGAAATCATGCCGCTTATCAAATCTCGCTGAAGATCATCGACCTGCCCGAATTCAAGAACGCCGGCATGTCTGCCCAGAGTGCAAAGGATACGGTGGCGAGGTGGTTGAAGAAAGAGAATATTGGATTTGGCAAGCATCCGAAGATGAAAAATTAGTATTTGTGTTTGGCGGCCAAACACAAACCACCAGCGGCCAAAAGCACATTATCAGCGCCTATACGCAATACTTTGGTAGCTAGACGTAATATTCAAAAAGTACGCGTTTTCATACAGTCGCCATACCAACCTTCACCAAGGAAAAGAGTATGGCACCGAAGACTACCGAAGTTACCCGCCCGCAGGCGCTTCCGCTCAACGGGTGCTCGCGCTGGGCGGATCTTGAGCCCTTCATCCCCGTGGGCCGTGAGACGTGGCGAAAGCTATGCCTCAGCGGACGCGCCCCCAAGCCCGTAAAGCTGAGCCTCCGCTGCACCGTCTGGAATAACGCGGAGGTCCACATTTGGCTTTCCGCGCCAGCTGCCTATTCGGCCGAGTCCGCAGACAAGCAAGCGGTCTGAGGCGGCTCCATGAAAGACCGCAAGCACAAGAAATCCAGTGAGCGATTCATCCGTATCCCGTTCTGGGTGATGGATATGCCAGCCTGGTTGAAGTTGTCGTTCTCGTCTCGCGCACTCATTCAAGACGTTCTCATGCAATACAACGGCAAGAACAATGGAAAGCTAGTTCTCTGCGAGAAGGCCCTGAAGCCGCGCGGCTGGACAAGCACGACGACCGTTACCAAGTGCAAGAAGGAATTGATCGAACATGGGTTCATGGTCGAAACGCGCAAGGGGGCGAAGCCGAATAAGGCTTCTTGGTATGCCTTGACGTGGCTAGGTCTCGACATTCGGGAGGGGATCGATATAAACCCATCGAAGTACAGAACTTTAGCTCAGCGGCAATTCGAAGTCAGACCGTCAGAAACTGCCATAGAGAGGCGAATGACAGTGCCATTTTCTGACGTAGGGCCCCCTCTTGCTACACCAGAAACTGCCACTATGCGACCAGAAAACGGGGGTTCTCCTATGCCATTTTCTGGGGACTATATAGAGGTTGCCATACCTACTGCTTTTGAAGGGGAGTGCGCGCATGTCTGAAGCGAGCGAACTGACTCAACGCATCCGGGAACTGGAGGCACGACGAGACATTCTCTGGTCTGTGATGGGCGGCTCGAAATCCGGCGCGAACGTGTATGCAGCGTTTCTTGAAGGGCGCCGTAAGCCATCTGCTGCGACGGTGACATTGGCAAGAGCAGAAGGGCGGGATCTGATGGGGGAATATCGGGAACTGCTGGCCGGCAAACTCGCGGCACACGCAATTGCGAAAGCTCAAGCCACGGCGATCGGAGATGAACTGCGGGCGCTTCGTGCGATGGATCAATCGGCCATGTGCCGCACCGGGGAGTAACTGCTATGTGGCTGAAGAAAGGCGAAATCCCGATTCAGGTGGCACAGAAATTCGACCTGTGCTGGGACAAACGGCGCAAGCAATGGTTTGCTGAAGACTCGAACCTTGCGATTCGCGACTGGCTGGCTGGTCAGCAATACCGAGAGAAGGCGCCCAGAGCCGCGCTGCCGGCTTGGAACGGTGCGTCCGACGTGATTCCACTGACCGTGCCGAAGAAGGACCAGGCGGCCGCTAGAGCGCTCGGCGCCGAGAAGGTAGGTGGACGGTGGGTGGTTCGCAAGGGACTCGGCATCGGCCGTTTTGAGAGGTGGCTCCCATGATCGATATACAGCCTGCGAAGTTGCGGCCCGGCGTCATGAAGGTGCGCCCTGCGATGCCCGACAAGGAGCGTTGGAATAGACTCACGCAGCGTGATTATCTGCTGTGGGCGATCGGCGCCATTGAGCGAGTGACCTACAAGGCGACGCGCATTGAAGACGCTCGAGGCGCTCTGTACGAGCTGAATGGGATGGCGGGAGCATGGTGACCGTTCAAATCCGATCCCACGCCGACGCATCTGTAATCGGATTACACGCGGTGCGCGCCGAGTACCGGGTTGCCAAGAGAGCAACTGGGGTTGCTGAAACGGCAATTGCTGAAACAGCAACCCCAGTTGTCAGAACGACAACCGTTGTCGATTCAACAACAGTTGTCATTTCAACAACCCCGTGGGTGGGCCTTGGAAGCCCCGTCTAAGGGTGTGCGCCGTTGGCGCGCCCCCCCTTTCGACCTTGGTAGCAAGTCAGGTCGACAAAAGTGCAACGTTGCCCCTTTAGGCGAGACGCGGGTATAGATGCGGCACCGTCTACACGGGCGTCTCAGTACAGACCTGCACAGGGGGTTACCGAATTCGTAACCGTTACTGAATCAGTAACTGGTTCTGTGACAGAGCGCAGGCGTGCATAAAGCGTCGGATGTCACAGAGACGGGGAAGACGTGTCCGCCGGACAGGAGCGTGACGTCCGAGGGACATCCGAGCGTGTCCCGCGGGACAACCTTGGGACAGACGCGGGACGGACGCGTGACAGATGTCACGGTGGCAGCGTGACAGATGCCCGGAGCAATGCTCCAAGCATTTCCTGCAGCACGCTGCGGTCGTCACCTTCGACCGCACCGAAGGTAGGCTTTGGTAAAGGGTTAGGGGAAGGCTTAAGGATAACCTTCGGCCAACCTTTGGGGAAACCTTCTGGGAAGCCTTTGATGTCGGCTTGATATCAGGCTGATATCGCGGCGGTAACGATTCGGTAACGGTTATGGCTTCAGTAGTCCTAAATCGGGACTAGTCCCACGATGGGACAGGTGTCCCGAATTGGGACTGGCAGGCGTTAGCAGATGCTAAGCACTTGCTAGGCGGGTGCTAGCACTGTGCTAGCAGGGCGATTGCAGACGAGTGCAACGCGATGCAACGCGATGCAACGCGCGGTGACGCGCGGTGACGCAGTGAAACGCTGTGTGACGTACGAGGGTTCGCGAACGTTCGCGAGGATTCGAGAACCCGCGGGTAACCCATGGGATAACTCAGCGGAAACCCATGGGTTTTGATTGGATAACCCACTGAGTCTTCATTTAACTGTTCAACATATCTTGACAGGAGTCTTAATGAATAGCATCATCACACGTAGCTTCGAAAACAAAGAAATTCGCATCATCGCGGATAAGCAAGGGGATACATGGTTCAACGCCGCGGATGTGTGCGAGGCGCTGGAACTGGGTAACCCGTCACAAGCGATCAAATCGCACGTCGACGAAGATGACCTCCAGAAAATGGAGAGCATCGACAACCTCGGTCGCGTTCAACGGATCAACCATATCAACGAATCAGGCCTCTACGCGCTGATTCTCGGCAGCACCAAGGAAGAGGCCAAGCGGTTCAAGCGGTGGGTTACGCACGATGTGCTGCCGACCATCCGCAAAACTGGCTCTTTCGGATCATCGAAAACGTCTGCAGTAAGCCAGACCATCGACGCCACGAAACTCTTCCAGCCGTGCTTCCGAATTGCGCGCCTAATTGGGTGCGACAAGCAAGCCGCGGCGATCAGCGCCAACCAGGCGGTGCAATCCCTTACCGGAACGAATGTGCTGGGATTGCTCGGGCAAACCCATCTCGTAGCCGAGAATCAGGAATCGCTCTATTTCACGCCTACCGAGCTTGGAAAGCGAGTTGGCACATCTGCCCGCAGCATGAATCTGCGTCTGGCGGCGGCAGGCTTCCAGGTGAAGGGCGGTGCGTGCTGGGAATTAACTGAAACTGGCCGGCGCTTTGCGCGAATCTTCGACGCGGGAAAGAAGCAGGGCAGCGGCGTCCCGATCCAGCAAATCAAATGGTCGGCTGAAGTTACCTCAATGATTGGGCGCGACGCAGCTTAAACACGGTGGCGCGGACTACATGTCTCAAAATATATTAATTAGTACAACGTACAGCAAACTTTAACCAAGTTTCCCAAGCGCGGAAAAGGAGAGCAGATGGAAAACCAGCATCAACACATCAAGGGCTACCGGGATCTCACGCCGGAAGAGATCTCGTCGATGAACACGATCAAGGACATGGCAGAAGACATCCGCGTCGAACTGGAAGCGCTCGAGTCGCTTCCAGAGGTCGACAAGCGCTGGCTGGCAATCGGCAAGACGAACCTGCAGCAGGGCTTCATGGCGGTGATCCGGTCGATCGCCAAACCGACGACGTTTTAACTGCGGAGAATCCCGCATTTTCGCTACGGACAAAAATCGCGATGAAAAAGGTCATTTTGGCGCTCGCGGGTTTAACTGTGCTAGCCGCATGCAGCAACGATGCCGACGTAGCGTCGCATAACCTGTCCCAGGCGGCGGACAACTTTCAGATCGAGCGCCGGATCATATTCATCAATGGGATCACGGATCGCTATCTGATGCAGATCGAAGGGCTGTGCTCGCTCGGCAATGCGGACAAGAGCCGGGAGCTTTCGGTCACATGCAAGACGGGCCCCAACAGCTACAAGAAGCACTTCCTTGGCCTGTCAGACAACGTGACGTACTTTGTCGAGCAGATTGAACCGGCCAGCGTCAGCGTGTACCACTACGCAGTAACGTTCAAGCCTGAAGCGATCGTTCCTGATGTATCGATCAAATGATGGCGGATACACCGTGCCCATACAGCGAGAGCTTCACCGCGAGAACTCGACATAGCGTTTGATCTGCGAAGTCCTGTCGAGACCCATGACGCAGCCGGAGATATCGAGCCGGGTCGACGTCACCATTGGTTGCGCGTGCAAATACTGAAGCCGCTGCCCGAGGTGGGGCCGCGTCTGACTGTCGCAGGCGCCGAGCGAAGGAACTGTGCGAAATCATGAATCAGATCATTCGCAGGAAGTTGTTATTTGCGTAAGCCCTATCGCCTGTATGTCACCCGACGATGCTTAGAAGTTCCGGGAGTGTCATGTCGCCGAAATGTTCTTCCAGCACGACGAACAGCGCTGCGTCATACGCGGTGCAGTGCCTCGGTTTGAAGATGTCGAACTCTCCGAACTGCGCGACCACGCTCGCTTCAGCGGCAGCGCTCGCGGATTCGAAGATTGCTTTGGCTTGGGGGATGGTCATGTTCAGGTTCATGAAAGGTCTAACGGCAGCGTCAACAAAATCTTGAGAGAAACTTGGATGACAGAACAGCAAATCGATGCATACTGCGACCGTTGGCTGTGGTGGAGTCAGACACGCCGTCTGTACGTGCCGGCAGGTAAGCTGAATATTCTGGCAAGGCTGCAGCCTCGACGATCGGCGGTGCGCGAAACGGATGCGCGGCTCGATGCTGAGATGCCATTCTTCAACTCGGCGTTGCATGGCCTGTTCGACGAAGAGGGACGATCGGAAGAGGCCGCATGCTTCCTTGGCGTTTACTGGTACGACGCGAAGATCAAGCAGGTCGCCGCTGAACTGAAGTGCGCCCGCGGCACCGTCTATAACCGGGCTCGAAGATTTGCCCAGGACGCAATCAGGATGAGCAAAGCGCTAAAGAAAGCACAAGAGACTATGAGTGCGCAGTGTTCAAGAAATGTTGAGCAAAATAGTTCGTGCGTTGATTGAACAGTCTGCATTAAAATCTGTAGCTTATAGGCAGTCTCGAAAACTGTCTCTGAAGCCCGCCGAGCGAAAGCAAAGCGGGCTTTGTGCTTTTACCCGCGCCGTCTCATCATCTCGTCGGCATATAGATATGCGACGCGCACGTTACTTGCGTCGAAGTTTCCACCCTGATCGCCAGACAGAATGCCCTGCAAAGCGGCTGCTGCGAAGTAGTCGCGGATAGTTATGCCCGCAGCCTGTACGGGTCTTGACGGTCCATTGGCTGAGATTTCTGGGACTGGGAAAGCGGGTCCACCGTTCGACATCTCGATTCTCCTTTTGTGTGCCGGCCTATCCGGCTCTGGAATATTACATGGATAGCCCGCCGGACGGTCAGCGGATTGTCGATTCGCTGGAACGGGACATCACGCACGTGCGCGCTATGGACGCCGCGCTTAAGGCATCGCTGATAAATCGACTCGATGAGTTGCGAGAGATTTTGGGTCAGCCGAAGTCCGCAGCATAAATGGCGGTTTCACGATGGGCTATCTCGATCGGGAGGAGTAGGTCGGCATCCTTATGAGGCCGTTACGGCCGCTCTTCACGATGGCAATCCAACCATTGAGAGCGGTTTCTGTGATAATTCCGGCGCTGGATTCGATCTGGCGTTGATAACAGAAACCTTTCGAGGAGCCTCATGGATATTGCAACAGCAGAAGCACATATTAAAGATTCGTTTACGCGAAATAACGCAGTGATTGCCCAGTACGCATCTGACGCAATCGCCCGCATTGAACGACAGTCTGCGGTTCTTACGGACATCGTTTCGTTGAAGTCGGACCTTACCCTTGATCAGGTATCTGTCGCAAAAAACGCGGCTCTCGACATGCTCGCAGTCTGGGATGAGTTCACGCGTCTCGCTACGGAATTGGCGAATGATCCGGACGGCGGCATTGGCCTGCAGAATCGTCAATCGACAGTGGCTGGGAAGTATCAGGCGGGTATGACTGCGTATCAAAAGATTAAGGGTTGGGCGTCGGCGATCTGATTCGGAGACGACGTTCTCACTAACACAAAACCGCCTTAGGGCGGTTTTTTCGTTTAAACGCCGTCTTCGCAAGCCGTGAGTGCGCTAACCGCGGCAGCTACGAATGTTCTGGAAGCCCGACCTCCGCCGGCTTGCCGGAACTCGTAGGGCGCATGTCGTAGCACCTTCAACCCTTGGAGCAGATCATGAGCGATCCGATTGCAGAAGCAGCAAGCCTGAACGATGCAGCGCCGAGCAGCACCGAGCCGCAGCAGATCGCACCCGATGTGCCTGCGGAGCCTGCTGTTTCGCAGACACCGGCTGTTCTACAGGTCGCGGTTGAAGCGGGAAACGCCGATGCGGGCACGTCGCCCGCTGGTGCTGCTAAGCCTGCCGTTACGGGCAACGTGCTGTTGAACGCGTCGCCGGTCATTGATGCGCCGGTGCTGGCCGAGCCCGTCGCCGAGGCTGAGTCCGAACCGCTGCCGCGCGAATCGCACCTGATGCTGCTCGCGCACAAGCTCGCAGCGATGCACTCCAAGCTCAAGAACGGCGAGCGGATCGTGATCGATGAGTTCGAGCAGATCCTCGGGCATATCCAGGCTGTTCTCTAAACGGCCACTTGAAAGATGGGTCGCAAGTCTTCGCTCACGCCAGAACAATGGGTAGAGATCGAACGGCGCCATCTCGTCGATGGTGAATCCGTCCGATCTCTTGCCAAGGAGTTCAGCGTTGACGAGGCTGCGATTCGCCGCAAGATAAATCCGCAAAAGTCCGCAGACGAAAAGTCCGCGAAAAGCTTACGGGAACTGGCGGATGCGAAACTCAACGCTGATAAGGCCGTGCGTGAAATATCCGCGGAAATATCCGCGCTGCCGATTTCGCGACAGCAGATCGTGAGCGACTTGGCGCAGAAGCTGATGAACATTAGTGGCCATCTGGCGTCTGCTGCGGAATACGGTGCTGCGACTGCTCACCGGCTGTCGGGCATCGCGCACATGAAGGTCTCTGAGATCGATGACGCTAAGCCCCTCGACCAAGCCGGCATTGAAACGCTGAAGGGTATTGCGGTGCTCACGAAGATGGCGAACGAGTCGAGCGAGATTGCAGTCAATCTGCTGAACGCGAATAAAGAAACCGTGAAGGAACTGAACAAGCCGCGCGATCCGTCGACGGACGTCAGGCGCGTGGAACTGGTGCCAATGGATGACAACGGCGCAAATTGATCTTCCGCGCAAGCTGATTCCGGTATTTGCTGGAGAAGCGGACGTACGCGGGGCATACGGCGGTCGTGGTTCGGCCAAGACGCGCAGCTTCGCAAAGATGGCTGCGGTGCGTGGGTACATCTACGGTACCGCAGGAATCACAGGAATTTTGCTTTGCGCCCGGCAGTTCATGAACTCGCTTGAAGACTCCTCGCTCGAGGAAGTGAAGCGGGCGATTGAAGAGGAGCCGTTTCTGGCCGCGTATTACGAGATTGGTGAAAAGTACATCAAGAGTCGTGACGGACGGATTTCGTTCGCGTTCTCTGGTCTTGATCGGAACATCGCGTCGGTCAAGTCGAAAGGTCGGATCTTGCTGTGTTGGGTCGATGAGGCCGAGCCGGTAACCGATGAAGCGTTCACCACGCTGATACCGACGCTCCGGGAAGAGGGCGACGACTGGAACGCTGAGCTGTGGGTGACGTGGAACCCGAAGCGGAAGACGGCGGCGGTCGAAAAGCGCTTCAGGTACACCGAGAGCCCTCGCGTGAAGGTGGTCGAGCTTAATTGGCGCGACAACCCAAAGTTTCCGCGAAAGCTGCAGCGCGACCGTCAGACTGATCTCGACGAGCGGCCGGAACAGTGCGATCACATATGGGAAGGCGGGTATGTGACCGCGCTCGAAGGAGCGTACTTCACGAAGCACCTGGCCGCGGCGAAAGAGCAGGGCCGAATCGGCTTTTTCCCGGCCGACCCACTGATGACGATTCGCCTTATCTGCGACATCGGCGGGACAGGCGCACGTGCTGATGCGTTCGTGATCTGGGCGATGCAGTTCATCGGGCGCGAGATCCGGATCGTGAATTACTACGAGGTAGTCGGTCAGCCAGTCGATGCGCACGTAGCGTGGTGTCGGGCCGAGGGTTACACGCCTGATCGCGCGCAGTTCTGGTTGCCGCATGATGGATCGACGCAGGACAAGGTTTATGACGTCTCGTATCAGTCCGCGTTGAAGGCCGCTGGATACAAGGTGACGGTGGTACCCAATCAGGGCAAAGGCGCAGCGATGCAGCGTATCGAGCGTGCGCGCGTGCTTTTCCCGCAGATCCGCTTTAACGCAGAGACGACTGAAAAAGGCCGTGACGCGCTCGGCTGGTATCACGAAAAGCGCGATCAGGCGCGCGGCATTGGGCTTGGTCCAGAGCACGATTGGGCCAGCCATGGCGCCGATGGATTTGGCCTCGGTTGCGTCATATGGGAAGAGCCGACCCCTCCGAAACCTAAACCCGTTGTCCGTAGCCCATCAGGTGGCGCTGGCGGATGGATGAGCTAATCATGAGTCAATACGCACAAGGCGAGACGTTATATGTCGTCCGATCGGGAATGCCTGACCTCATCAATCGACAGGTGTTGGTAGTCGGAAACGGTCGTGATGACCGGATGACGGAGGTTGAGTGCATTGGCGACTGGTCGTTTCCTCACGGCGAAAAGCGCGCACAGGTTGCAGAGGCGAATTTGTCGCGCATCCGGAAGGCAGGCTAAATGGCACGTAAACGCAAATCCGACGACGCTGAGGCGAGCGGGCTGGACCCGATCGTCAAGGAAGCTAAGGATAGGTTCGACCGTTGCCAGGACGCCGAGGAAAACTTCCGCAAGCTGTTCGTCGAGGACATGAAGTTTGCGAACGGCGACCCGGATAACAACTGGCAATGGCCAGACCGGATTCGCCAGTCTCGCGACGGCGACGCGCGCCCGTGCCTCACGATCAACAAGGTGCGACAGCACAACCTCCAGATCATCAACGACGCGAAGCAGAACAAGCCGAGCATCAAGACGCTGCCGATCGACGGACAGGCGGATATCCAGATCGCGAAGATTCTGGACGGCATCATGCGTCACGTCGAATACAACTCGCACGCCGAGATTGCCTATGACACGGCGACCGAGTTTGCCGTTCAGGGCGGCCTCGGGTACTGGCGTGTGATCACTGACTATGCGCACGATGGCTCGTTCGAGCAGGAAATCTTCATCCGTCGTGTCAAGGATCCGCTGAGCGTCTATCTGGACCCGGATATTCAGTCGGCTGACGGCGCTGACGCCAAGTTCGGCTTCGTGTTCGAGGACGTGCCGAAGGACGAATACGAGGCGATGTATCCGGAGGCAGACCCGGCAAGCGTCTCGTTCCCGATGGAAGCGACCGGCGATCCGTGGCTTGAGAAAGATCACGTGCGCGTGTGCGAATACTTCCGCCGCGCCGAGGAGACCGACACGCTGATCAACCATCCGACGCGCGGGCCGATGAAGCTGTCAGACGTCGAGGACGAGAAAGAGCGCAAAGCGTTGCAGGATGACGATAGCGTGAAGAAGCGCGGCGTCACTGAGCCGCATTTCGAGTGGTTCAAGATCGCCGGCGACAAGATCATCGACCGTAAGGAATGGCCGGGCCGCTATCTGCCAATCGTGCGCGTGGTGGGCGAAGAGATCGTCATCAACGGCAAGGTTGAGCGCAAAGGCCACACGCGCAACATGAAAGACGGCCAGCGCATGTACAACTACATGACGTCGGCCAACGTCGAATACATCGCGTTGCAGACCAAGACGCCTTATGTCGCGCCCGCTGAGGCGATCGAGGGTTATGAGGACGAGTGGGCGAACGCGAACAAGGATAACAAGGCGTATCTGCCTTTCAACAGCCTCGACGAGAACGGCAACCCGATTCCCCGTCCGCAGCGCGAGCAGCCTCCTGTAGGCGCTTCTGCGTACCTGCAAGCCATGCAAACGGCGCAGCAGGAACTGATGATGACCTCGGGCCAGTATCAGGAGCAGTTCGGCGCGCCGTCGAACGCTGATGCGGGTGTTGCGATCGCCGCACGCCAGCGGCAGGGCGACAAGGCCACGTATCACTTCATCGACAACGTTGCTCGAGCGATCCGCTACACCGGCCGCATCATGGTCGACCTGATCCCGAAGATTTACGACACGCAGCGCGTGGTTCGGATCGTCGGCGAGGACGGCAGCGAGGACTTCGCACAGATCAATCCTGAGCAGCCGCATGCCGTGGGCGACGCGCAGGGCAACGCGCAGCAGGCACCTGCCGATAACTCGAAGCTGAGCGCCGCGCAGGCTGCGCAACTTATCTACAACCCCGGTATCGGCCGCTACGATGTGACGGTTGAGGTTGGACCAAGCTACGAAACGCGCCGTCAGGAAGCGTTCCACGCGCTCACGCAGATCATGTCGCAGGATCAGGACCTGATGAAGGTCGCAGGCGATCTGCTGTTCAAGGCCGCGGACTTCCCGATGGCCGAAGAAGTAGCCGAGCGTCTGCATCGCACGATTCCCGCGGCGATCCTCGGTGAAGGCCCGACGCCGACAGAGCAGGATATGGAGCAGAAGATCCAGCATATGGGCCAGATGATCGAGTACATGTCAGCGATGCTCCAGAGCAAGCAGCAGACGGAAGCGCGCGAGGATGCGCACGTCAACATCGACATTTACAAGGCGGAAACCGATCGCCTGAAGGCTATCGCGCCTGACATGGCGCCGGAACTCATTGCTGCGATCGCTGCGCATCTGGTTACCGAGACGCTGCGTACCGGAGACCCGAGCCAGATCCAGCCGATGCCGAGCGGTACGCCGCCCGATCCATCGCAGCAGCAACCGCAGTCCCAACCGAACCCGCCGAGCGCGGGTTTTTCTTTGCCCGCTCAACCTCAACAGGGGGCCTAAATGGCCGGTTACACAGGAATTCTCCAGGACCTCGGCAGCACGACGCCGATTCAGGGCCTCTACAACATCAAGCAGGTTCTGGCGCCTGCATCCGTCGCGGCTAACACGAGCGCCGAGCAGACGTTCACCGTTCCCGGCCTCGCCGTGGGCGATTCCATCGACGTGAATAAGGCATCGCATCAAGTGGGCCTGTCGATCGGCAATGTGCGCGTCTCCGCGGCGAACACCCTGGCGATCCAGTACGTGAACACGACCGGCGGCGCAATCGTACCGGCGACCGAGCAATACATCATTGGGGGCCAACGCTGATGTTTGGAGCGATCGCGAACATTCCCGCAAGCCACCTTCGCGAAATGCGCGTTGAAGAGCTTGCGAAGAAGCTGATCGTTTCGTTCGCAGCGAATCCGACGGCTATGGAATTGCGAGGGGACGACATCGTCTTGATGGCTTTCAAATTAGCCGAAGCGTTCGACGATCACGCACAAGGCCGCCGCAAATAACTGATCACAGCTTTCCAGAAGGCCCGTTTCCAGCAATGGAGCGGGCCTTTTTGCTTTCCGTACCGGCGCGGCATCACCGGGCTCAATCCTTGGATACGTCCATGCAAACCGATGAGAACGCTTCAACCGAAGTAGAGAACGTCACGCCTACGGCCTCCACGGAACAGGCGCAACAGCCCGCCGAAGTAAGCACGGACCCGGGCGCCGGGCAAACCGCAGAGCAGATCGAGCAGCAGTCGCAGCAGGAAAAGCCCAAGAACGATTGGGTTCAACGACGCATCGACCAGCTCACGCGGGAGAAACACGAGGAAAAGCGGCAGCGCGAAGCACTGGAAGCTCAGTTGCGGCAGTACCAGCAGCCGGCAGAGACGACGCAGCAGCAGCCCCAACAGCGGCAGATGAGCGCCGATGACGTGCGGGCCGAAGCGCGGCGCCTCATCCAGCAGGAGAAGTTCGACGAAGCCTGCAACAAGGTGTTCGACGCAGGTAAGACCGAATTTGCATCCGACTGGGATTCATCGTTGCGGACGTTCCAGATGCTCGGCGGCGCATCGCCCGAGTTTCTCGAAGCCGTCACGGCGATGGACGCCGGCCACAAGGTATTGCATCACCTCGGCCAGAACCCGGAAGTCGCTGAACGCCTGCTGTCCCTTCCTCCGTTGCGCATGGCGCTTGAACTGGCCCGTCTCGAATCGACGGTCGGTCAGGCAAAACCCAAACCCGTTTCCAACGCCCCCGCACCGATCAACCCGATCGGCGGACGGTCTGCGCCTGTCGAGCCCGAAGAGTTCGCGACGGCAGCCGAGCAGATCGCGTGGTGGAAGAAACACGGCTCCAAATGAGGCTGAAAAATGGCTAATACCCTTCTCAATACCAGCAAGATCCTCGACAAGTCGTTGATGATCCTCGAAAACAACCTGGCGTTCTCGTCGCGCGTGAACAAGGAATACAGCGACGAATTCGCCGTCAAGGGCGCTAAGGTCGGCTCGACCGTCAACGTGCGCAAGCCGGTGCGCTTCGTCGGTACGACCGGCCCCGCGCTGAACCTCGAAAACGTGGTGGAAACCGTCGTGCCGGTCACGCTCGACACGCAGTTCCACGTCGACTTCACGTTCTCGTCGCAGGAACTGACGTTGAACATTGACGACTTCGCTGAGCGCTATCTGGCGCCAGCGATGGCGACGATCGCCAACAAGATCGACCTCGACGGCCTGGGTCTGTACACCACGGTTGCGAATCAGGTTGGCACGGCTGGCACCACGCCGAGCGACATCGCAACGCTGCTGGCCGCCGGCACGCGCCTCGATCAGGAAGCCACGCCGCGCGACGGTCAGCGCACGGTCGTATGGGACCCGGCTGCGAACGGCTCAATGGTGAAGTCTGCCGCCGGCCTGTTCAATGCGCCGCAGAAGATCAGCGACCAGTACGCAAGCGGCATCTTCGTGCCGGCGTTGGGCTTCGACATCGGCATGGACCAGAACGTGCGTCAGGCGACCGCAGGCACGCGCACCAACGGCACGGTTTCGGGTGCAGGTCAAACGGGTAGCACGCTGCTCGTGACCGGTCTGGGCGCTGCTGCGACGGTCGCGGCTGGCGATACCTTCACCATCGCCGGCGTGTTCGCAGTGAACCCGCAATCGCGCCAGTCGACGCGCGTGCTGCGCCAGTTCACGGTGCTTACTGCGGCGACCGCTGACGGCTCGGGCAATGCCACGCTGTCGATCTTCCCGTCGATCAACACCGCTGCGTCGAACCAGCAGTATCAGACGGTCAGCGCTGGCCCGGCGAACGCTGCTGTGGTCACGTGGGACGTCGCTGCGGGCACGCAGTACACCGTGAACATGGCGTACCACAAGAACGCCTTCACGCTTGCGACTGCTGACCTGCAAATGCCGGAAGGCGTGGACTTCTCTGGCCGCCGCAATCACAAGGGCATCTCCATGCGGATCGTGCGTCAGTACGCGATCGGCACGGACACTTTTCCATGCCGTATTGATGTTTTGTACGGGTGGCGCCCTATTTACAATGAGCTGGCCTGTAGAATTGCTGGCTAGTTGATTGCATTCCGTATCTACCTTATCATGTTTGTACAAGTGAGGGGTGGATATGGAAACTTGCTGTGTTGCTGGTTGTGGGAAAAAGCCAAGTCGCGCGGTCTGTGTGGCACTCACTATGAGCGCATGCGACTTGGCAAAACGATAGATAAGCAGCTTCAGACTCAGCATCACGGTCTGTCGAAGCGCGAACGGTTCGAGAAACGGGTTGAGAAGATGGAGTCCGGTTGCTGGCATTGGACCGGAAGTCTGAACAAGACCGGGTACGGGCAATTCAATCTGAATGGCGACCGGCCAATCCTGACACACCGGGCATCTTGGCTGATCTATAAAGGCGAGATACCTGTCAATTCGGAAAGCGCCTATCAGACGCTGTATGTGCTTCACAGTTGCGACAACCCGAAATGCGTCAATCCAGAGCATCTGTTCCTTGGATCTCAACAGGGAAACATGGACGACAAGATGGCGAAGGGTCGCCATGCATACGGGAACGCGCTTGGCGAGAAGCATGGCAATGCAAAGCTGACTCCTGATCTTGTGAGAGAGATACGAGCCAGTGCCGAAACAGAATCACAGCTTTCAAAGCGACTCGGAATTGCTAGATCAAGTATCTATGCAGTCCGACGCGGACAGACGTGGAAGCACGTCACCTGACATGCAAGACAAACAAGCGGGCCCACTTCGGTGGGCCTTTTTCATTTCTGGGGCTGAAATGTTCGGAATTGCTTTCGGTCCATACCTACCGCTGGAGTGGCTAATGCCTTACACCTATGTTGAGTTCCCGAAGTGGACGCGCAACGGCAAGCAGGAGCGCATTGTGCATTCGCGCGAGGAACTGGAAGCGCTCGGCGAGGGATGGTCGGACGAGAAACACAATCCGCCGAAGGTCTATATCGATTCCGAGACGTTCCAGCATTACCCCAAGTGGGTCGGCGACAAGCTTGTTCATAGCGCCGAGGAAGAGGCTGCGCTCGCGCCGGCTGAGCCCGAGCCCGAACTGACCGACGAGCGCGCGATGCTGATCCAGATCGCCGATGAAAAAGGCGTGAAGATCGACAAGCGCTGGTCGGCTGAGAAGATTCGTGCGGCTCTGGAGGTAGCGTGACGACCGCCGCCGATCTGATCACGCTCGCGCTGAAGGATATTGGCGCGCTCGGCGTCGGTCAGGCTGTCTCTGCCGAAGATACGGCCGATGCGCTCGCGACGCTGAACATGATGCTCGGCCAGTGGGCGGCGGAACGTCTGAGCGTCTATCACCTGGTGGATACGGCCAAGCAATCGACTGGTGCGCAGTCATACACGGTCGGCATCGGCGGCGATTTCAATGTCGCGCGTCCGATCAAGATCAACGCGGCCTATGCGCGCCTGACGAGCAGCGGCGCAGGAAGCGCGGTCGACTACCGCATCAACATGATCGACGCGCGCGAGGACTATGCGCGGATCAGTCTCAAAACGCTGTCGTCGTTCCCGGAATGGGCGTTCTACGACTCCGCGTTCCCGCTTGGCAACCTGTTCCTGTATCCGGTGCCGAACAGCAGCTACGAGCTGCACATCGTCACGATGGACACGTTGCCGCAGTTTTCCGCCGCCGGAACTGTGGTAAGTCTGCCGGCGCCGTATATGGCGGCGATCCGCTACAACCTCGGCATCTATCTGTGCCCGTCGTATCAGCTTGAGCCGACGCCTTCGCTCGTGCGGCTCGCGATGAACGCGAAGCGCGTCATCAAGCGCATGAACAATCAGATTCCGCAGTTGACGATGCCGCGCGGGCTCATGTCGAAGTCGCGCTATAACATCTACAGCGACACGGAGTCGAACTGATGCGCGTCCCGCTCACGACCGGCGCGTATCAGTCGCGCAGTGTGATCGCTGAGGCGCAACGCTCGGTGAACCTGTACGCAGAAGCGAACCCGCAGGACGCGCCGTGTCCGTTCACCTATTACCCGACGCCGGGCCTGACACTCGTCTCGACACCGCCGGTAAGTGGGGAGAGCCGCGGCATCTACACCGCGAGCAACGGCAACCGGTACGAGGTCGTCGGGGCCAACTTCTATGCCGTCAGCCAGTCGAATGTGTACACGCAGATCGGCTTGCTCGGGTCGTCGTCAGGCCCGGTTTCGATGGTCGACAACGGGACAGACCTGTTTGTGGTCGACGGGACGGTTTCCGGGTACACCGTGAAGATCGCGACGAATGTCATGTCGCCGGTGACCGATCCGGCGTTCTATGGCGCGGACAGGGTTGATCTGGTCGACGGCTACTTTCTGTTCAATCGGCCCGGCACGCCGCAGTTCTATATTTCGCTGTTCGACGGTGTGACGTTCGATCCGCTCGACATTGCGTCGAAATCGACCTATTCGGACAACCTGGTCACGCTCGCCGTGATGCACCGGGAAATCTGGCTCTTTGGCGAACTGACTACAGAGGTCTGGTACAACACGGGCGCCACCGATTTTACGTTCGGTCGCATGCCGGGCGTGTTCATCGAGCACGGGTGCGCAGCCAAACACTCGGTTGCAAAGATCGACCTCGCGCTGTTCTGGCTCGGACGGGATCTGCAAGGGCAGAACATCGTTTTCGCTGGCCGTAACTATCAGGCAGAGCGCATTTCGACGCACGCAATCGAGCAGGCGCTGTCCGATTACTCGCGCGTGGACGACGCAATCGGGTTCTCATACCAGCAGGGCGGCCACGCCTTCTATGTGCTGACGTTCCCGACCGCCAATGCGACGTGGTGCTTTGACGTGGTGACGGCGCAATGGCATCAGCGCGGCTATCTCGAGGCAGATGGCACATTCAGCCGCCACCGGATGAACTGCCACTCGTTCAACAACGGGCGCAATCTCGTCGGCGACTGGCAAACGGGCAACGTGTACATGCTCGACCCGAACGCCTACACAGACAACGGCGTGACGATCGAATATGTGCGCGCGTTCCCGCACATTCTCGGCGCCGACGGTAATCGCGTGCTGTTCCGCCAGTTCATCGCAGACATGGAAGTCGGCAACGGCTTGCCGGATGACTCGGCCGATCCTGAAATCCGGCTGCGCTGGAGCGACGACCGGGGCCGTAGCTGGGGTAATTGGGTCGTGGGCAGCCTCGGCAAGGTCGGCGAATACCTGACCTCCATCCAGTTCCAGCGGCTCGGCTATGCGCGTGATCGCGTGTTCGAACTGTCATGGTCCGCGCCCGTCAGGACTGCGCTTAATGGTGCGTTCGTCGATGTGTCGAGGGCACGCACGTGAGCGACGCCACGAACAGCAATATCCCGAATCCGGGTGTGCCGTTCTTGGATCAGTCGGGGCGCATCACTCAGGTATGGTGGGCGTTCCTGCTGGCGATGTTCCAGCGCACCGGGGGCACCGGCACGCCGACGCCGCCTGCGCAGATTGATTACACGCCGCTCATTGACGCACAGGTGCCGTATTCGCTATTCCAGCCCGAACAGGATGCGCCTGCGCCTGTTGCATATCCGCATGTAGCAGCCGATGCGCCGCCGGAGCCTGTCAGCGCGCCGTATGTGCCTGCTGATCCGGTCGAGGACATTTTCACGGCGGGCCCGAGCTTTACACCGGGCACCACGACAACCCTGACGCTCTCGAAGGTCTACACATCGAAGGCTGCGGTGCTTGTCCACTTCGATGGAACATTCCAGGCGACGGACCAATACAGCGTTTCAGGCAACACGATCATCTTCACGTCAGCCATTCCGGTCGGCGTGTCCAAAGTCTATGCGCGAGGCTAAAGCATGACGACCAAATATCGCGAAATGGTGGCGGCCCAGACGCTTACGGGCAGCGCTGTTTCCTATTACACGACGCCGGCCGGTACATACGGCGCACTCCACGCCGGCAGCATCTGCAATCCGACTGGCGCCGTTGTGACGGTGAACGTCTACAAGGTTCCGAATGCTGGTTCCGCTGGCGCGCCGACAAAGATCGCGAGCAAGGTGGTCGGCCCCGGCGCGACGATTGCCGTCCCCGAAATCGTGAATCACAAAATGGAGCCCGGCACGCAGCTTTACGCCGATGGCCTCGCCTGCACGCTGAATATCAGCGGAATCGAATACGTGCCGAGCTGATGCGACATTTCCTGCAAATCGCCTCGGGCGTGGACGTCGCTCCGCTCATGTCGGCCATCGACGCGCAGCCTGATCTATGGGACGCGCACCGGGAGCGCAAGGAATCGGATGGCACGCCGCACGCGCGCATGTCGGATATCTGGGTCAGGTACAACGATAAATCGCGATATCAGGATCGCGAGTCGTTCAACGCTGAGCACGTGCCAGTCTGGTATCCGGCATGGCATGCGCTGCCTCAGATGCGCCCGATCATCTTCGACCTGATGGCGAAGGTTCAGGGCGAAATGCTTGGCGGCGTTCTCATCACGCGCATCCCGCCCGGAGGCGGTATCGCTGCGCATGTGGACCGAGGCTGGCACGTCGAGTACTACGACAAGTTCTATGTGTCGTTGCGCAGCGCTCCCGGCGCTGAATTCTTCTGTGACCACGACGGTACGACTGAGGCGCTGAACCCCAAAGAGGGGGAAATCTGGCGCTTCGATAACCGCAAGAATCATTGGGTCGAGAACAACAGCAAGATTGATCGCGTGACGCTGATCGTCTGCATCAGGACGGACAAATACAAATGATCGACCTTCAGATTCAGCACTTCTTCTCCGGCCGCGAGTACGCGAAGCAGATGACGCTGCCGGCGGGCCACTACGCGGAGACGCATGAACACCAGTACGACCACATTTCGATTCTGGCTGCTGGCGAGGTCATCGTCTGCATTGACGGCGTGCAGGAAAAGCACATCGGCCCGACCGCACTCGTCATTCCAGCCGGCAAGGTGCATCGGATCGACGCCATCACCGATTCGGTGTGGTTCTGCATCCATGCAACGGATGAAATCGATCCTGAAAGGGTCGATCAGGTTTTGATCAAGGGGTAAAGCTATGCCATGGGGATTTGCAGCAGCAGCGGTGGGCTCGATTGCAGGCGCCGTGATCAGTGGCGATGCGTCCAAGAGCGCCGCGAACACACAGGCGCAAGCGGCCGAAGACGCGGCGCACCTTCAGAACGATCAGTACAACAACACCCAGGCCAATCTCAAGCCCTATATGGATCTGGGGGCGAGCTACATTGATCCGCTGAAGAATGCGCTCGCGAACCCGATGCTCACGCAGCAGTTCAGCGCTCCGAGCGCGGCGGATGCCGCTTCTACGCCGGGTTATCAGTTCACGCTGAATCAGGGGCTGAAGTCGGTTCAGAACAGCGCAGCCGCGCGCGGGCTTGGCGTGTCAGGTGCAGCACTGAAGGGTGCCGCCAACTACACAACAGGGCTTGCTGATTCGACCTATAACGATGTGTTCAATCGCGCGCTTCAGACGTTCAACACGAACTACAGCAGCGCGGCCAATAACGTGAATCGCCTTTCGAACATTGTCGGCAGCGGCCAGAACGCCGCGGCCACGAATGGTTCTCTCGGCGCGCAGGCGGTCGGCAATATCGGGAACACGCTGACGAGCGGCGCGAATGCTTCTGCGGCGGGGACCATTGGGAGCGCAAATGCGCTCACGGCCGGTTTGAACGGACTCGGCAGCAGCGCATTGACGTATGGGCTCATGACGAACAACGCCGCCGGCGCAGGATCTAGCGGTGCCGGCGTTCCTGGGTGGACACCATCCACTTCTGCCGGCAATGGCATGTCATTCGGAGTGTAACGATGCCAATCGATCCAAGCATTGCATTGAACGCCAATCGGCCGGCGCCGGTTAACCCGCTGCAACAGGCTCTGTCGGTTGCGCAATTTCGCTACATGAACAGTAACGGTCAGGCGCTCCAGCAACAACTCGACTCCAACCGCGCGACGTCAGAAGCGTATCAGCAGGCGACGGACCCGACGACGGGCGCGGTCGATAACAACAAGCTTGTCGGCATCCTTAGCCAGGACCCGCGCGCGGCCTATAACCTGCCACAGGTGATGCAGGGAATCCAGAATCTGAAACAGGCGAATCAGACCTATCAGACGGGGCAAGTGAAGCTGAGTAGCGATCAAATCGACAACGCGGCGAAGATGAACACTATGATCTATCAGCGCCTTTCCACACTTGACCCGAACGACCCGAAGTTCTCGGCTAAGGTCATGCAGAACGGCGTTGATCTGATCAACCAGTTCCACGCCGATCCGGCGATGGTGATGAGCCATCTTCAGGGTATACCGCAAGATCCGGCGGGACGTCAGGCATGGCTTCAGCGCGGCCTCGCATCGGTTTCGGGAACATTGGAAAACCTGAAGGCCATGACGCCGAACCCGACTCAAGTCGACACGGGCGGCTCCCTGACATACGTCGACACGAATCCGCTGACGAACCCGAGCATCGTCGGATCGACCATCAACAAGACGCTCGATCCGGTAACGGCTTCGTCTCCGGTTTCGGTCAACGGCCCGAACAATCAGCCGGGCATTGTGCCGCGCGGCGAATTGTGGAACGTGCCGCCCCTGCCGAATGGACCGAACCCGGCCGGCGCTGGCGCTACGGCTCCAATGCCTGGCGGCCCGCAACCTGGCGGCGCCGCGCCGACGCAAGCCGGTCGTGGTCACTTCGTGGCGACGGCACCGGCAATGGGTGTGCAGGGTTCGAATGACGGAAATGTGCAGACCGTCAATACGCACTGGACCGCGCTTTCGAATGACGCGAGCAACGCGCAGACGAATATCGGCCTCGCGCAGAACATCAAGGCGTATGCGGACAAGGCGCTCACGGGCAAGCAAGGTGACAAGCTCGCCGCGGTGAACGGCCTTTTGTCCATCTTCGGGCAGGGGGCGCAGTCCGATCTCAACACGGCGACCGACCTCCTGCAGAAGAATATGGCGCGCCTGTCGCTCACGTCGCGTCAGAGCGCTGGCGGAACGGATGCGGCCGGCGCTCTGGCTACTGCTGCGAACCCGCACGGCACCATGACGGCTGACGCAATCAAGGACGCAGCGGATCAGGTCATCGGCGCGCAGCAGATGGCGCTGTCAGAGCAGAAGGTGTTGCAGCCGTACAAGCTCAACAACAACGTCGCGGGCTATCAGCAGGCGCAAACGCAATTTAATCAGGCGGCAGACCCGCGTATCTGGCAATTCGCCAACATGAACGCGCAGCAACGCGCGAACTTCAAGGCGAACATGAGCCCGGCTGATCAGAAGGCGTTCGCCAGCAAGATCCGCATACTTGAAGGGATGGGGGCAATCCAATGAGTCTTGCCGACGATTTCGACTCGATAGGCGCGACGCCAACGAAGGGCGCGGCTCCGGCCGCACCCGCTGTGGCAAAGCCTGCCTCATCGCCGGCTGTTCCGACATCGTTGGCGGATCAGTTCGACGCGACGCCGACGACGGCCGCCAAGGCGCCGGCTCCGAAGCCGGATGCAGCGCAGCCACATGAGACCATGCCGCTTGATATTCTCGGAGGTGCCGTTGAGCCCCTGGCCACAATGGCAACAGGTGCGCTCGGCAGCGTGGCGGGCGGCATCGCGCGTCTTGGCTCTGCGGCACTTGGCAGCAGCTATGACGACGCCAAGGCAACCGGCAACAAGGTAGCGGATGCGCTGACCTATCACCCGCAGACGCAGGGCGGTCAGCAGGCTTTGGCAGGCCTCGGTGATCTGGCGACGAGCGCGAAAAACGCCGTGATGAATTCGGCTGTCGGGCCGGCCATAGCCGCGGCCGGAAACGCCTACAACGATACATTCGTGAAGGGTGCACCAAACGCATTGATGGCGACGATAAATGCACAGGTCCCGGCTGTCGTCGGGAATGTGGTCGCAGGGAAGGCCGGCTCCGCAGTCGTGGATGGTCTGACGGCTGCACCGAATGCGCTAAGGCAGGCTATTGCAAAGCCGGTAGCGGCTGGAGAGCGGGTCGAGCCGACGTTGCAGCCTTCAGGCGCTACACCTCCGGTTGCCTCTCCGAACCCGGCACCGGGTGCCGTCCCTCCCGCGGCTGCAGCATCGCCTCAAGGTTCGACTCTTCGTGGCGTTGGCGCGGCCCAGGCGAACCAGAATCCGTACGCCGGTCAGCTAACGGGAGAGGAAGCGGCGCGCGGCGGAAGTTCGGCATTCCCGCAAGTGAAGGTAGCGAAGAGCGCTGGCGATGTTCCTGGCGTGGAACAGGCGGTGCGTGCGCAGATCGCGAACGAAATACTCGGGCCCGAAAACGATGCGGTTCGTACAGGCGTTATTACGGGCAACGAAGACACGCTTCGAAGCGAACACACGTTGTCGCGCAGTTCGGACAACACTCCCGAACAAATCGCTCTACGAAACCAGATTGCACGCGAGCAACAGGCGCTTTCTAACTATGCGCAGGCCCGCGTCGACGCAACAGGCGCAAGCCCGAACCTGACCAACAACGAGCAGCGCGGCCAGGTGATTAACGACGCGGTGCACGGCGAAGGTGGGCTTAACGAATATTTCCAGCAAGCCAAGCAGCAGATTTACGATCGGGCGCGGGCTGAGTCCGGCGAAAATCCGATTCAGACGAGCCACGTTGATGCGCTGTTGAGCGACCCGCAATTCATGGCTGAAGCGGAGCGCGGCGGAAATGCTCGCGTCGTATCTGGTATTACGCGGTTGATGGACCTGGCTCGCAACACTGGCTTTCGCGATCCCATCACAGGCGAAGTGACGTCGCCCGGAAGCGTGGCGGCATGGGACGCAGTACGCAAGTCAAACAACGCTGACTGGAATGAGGCTAACGCTCGCACGATCGGCTCGATCAACCGCGCTATCGATCAAGACATTGCATCGGCGGCTGGGTCGGATGCGTACAAGTTGGGCGATGCAATCCACCAGGCTCAGCAGACGATCATGGGGGCGCGCGGATTCAAGCAGGTTTTCGGTGATGCAGACGCTAACGGCGTGAAGTCAGGCGCTGCTGTTGAGCAGATCCCGAGCCGTTTGAACAATATGCCGCTGGATCAATGGCGCCATATCTACAACACGTTCGACGATCTCTCGCGCGGCCGCATCGCTGGCGCACCGGATGGCGTGCCAGATATCCCGCAAGGCTCCAGCAGGCAGCGCAGGCGGCTAAGAACGAAATGTCTGGTGCACTAGCTCGAGAAGTGTACGAGCAGGGCGCAGGCAAGGTCGGCGTTTGGAACCAGAACAGCGTCAACAAGACGTTGAACTCTGTTGTCGGGCAGAAGATTTTGCAGACCTTCCCGCCCGATGAAGTCGAGAAGTTCCATACGCTCAACTATGGCGGTCAGATCATGCCGGGCGTCCACTCATATGAGGGCGCCGGCCTTCAGACTCAGCGCTTGAACAAGGGGAGTCTTGTCGAAAAACATGCAGGCAAGATTGGCGCTTCGCTAGGTGGCGGCCTGGGTGGCGCGATCAGCGGCGGGGCGGCTGCTAGTGCTGGCGCCGGAGCTGGCGCATGGGCCGGTAATAAGCTTGCTGCTGGGCTCGCATCTAAACGGCTAGAGGGCGAGGCGAACCAGCTTATCGATGCTATGCGATCGAACTCAAAACGCGGTCGATAGGCCAGACAACATCGGCGAGCCAGTTCCAAACCCACTGGCTCTCTTTGTCGTCTGTAACCGCCGCATAGATCATCAAAGGAATCCATGCCTGAGTGCAGACCACGACGACAAGCGCTGTCACCTGAAATAGCCATTTAACCGTTTTCATTTGATCCCCAAGCCCTCCCTGTGAGGGCTTTTTCATTATAGGTCACCCAAAGAGGTGGCCTTTTTTGTTTTTGAGGCCCACATGCAGATCCTCCCGAACGCAAAGGTGCAGTTCATCGACCAGAACGGGCTTCCACTGGCCAGCGGCACCGTTGGCTTTTATTTCCCTGGCACGCTGAACCCGAAGCCCACCTATCAGGATGCGGCCGGGACCATTGCGAACACGAATCCGGTCGCGCTCGATAGCCGCGGTCAGGCGCTTATCTGGGGCTCGGGTGTCTATCGCCAGATCGTCAAGGATGCGTCAGGTGTAACGATCTGGGATCAGGTTACCGAGGACTCGAATGCCGGCCTCACAGGCAACCTCACCGATGCGAAGTTCGTCAGTGGGACCGACTTCACGCCCGGCACGACGACACAACTCACGCTTCCCGCTGCGCCCGGTTCCACCTCGAACATGTGGGCGCATTTCGACGCTTCGTTCCAGGCGTCCGACCAGTTCTCGGTGAACGGAACCGTTGTAACGTTCAATAGCCCGATCCCGGTAGGCGTTCAGGAAGTCAACATCAAGTTCGGCACGACCATCGCTATCGGCACGCCCGGCTCGGGTACGGTAACGGATGCCTCGGTGGCGTCCGGAACGAGGCTCTATAACCGCCTGAACGACTTCATCGATCTGCGCGACAAGGGCTGCAAGTGCGACGGCGTGACCGACGACACTGCGGCCCTGCAAATGGCGATCACGTCGATTGGATCGACTGGCGCGACGCTGATCATCCCTGGCCCAACGCTCGTCTCCGCCGCGGTGACGTTCAACCCGAACACGCAACTGTTCCCGATCAACGGCGGATATCTGATCGGGAAGGCAGGGACCGAAGTCGTGCAGATTCAGTCTGCACCTCTCGCCGGTCCTGTGAAGCTGTTCCTGAACATGGCTTCGCGCTGCACCAACGGTATGACCGTATATCCGGAGTGGTTCGGCGCTGCGGCAGATGGCGTGACGGACGATGCGGCGGCGATTCAAAGCGCAATCGCCTTCATCAAGAACACAGGCGGCGTCGTCCAGTTTGAGGCGCGCCCATATTTCCTCTCGACGTTCGTCAATATCGGAACCGCAACTGATGGGAGCAGCGCTGGGCAGAACACAGTCCTGCAAGGCAAGGGCCGGCATTCCACGATCCTGAAATGCAGCGACGCCAATCAGGGCATGTTCCAGATCCTCGGCAGCAGCACAGTGCTATTGCAGGGCATTGCGATCCGCGATCTGACGATCACGAAATCGGCGACCGCGACCGGCGGCATTGGCATCTTCAGCGAATACACGGCCGGTCTGCACCTCGAAAACATCCAGATTGACAACTTCCTTCAGGGCGTTGGCCTTCTGCGCGCGACCAACACGATGGCGGAGAAGGTCACCGTGTCTTTCAGCGGCGCCACCAATGGATGGGTCGGCTTCAATCTCGACGGTGGTGGTACCGGCTCGGGTGGCAACGCCTCGACAGTCCTGCGCGATTGCTATGTCGATGGATCGACGGCGACCGGCACGGGCAGCACGGGATTCAAGGCATTTGGTGCGTATGTGTCCGACCTGCTTTTCGAAGCATGCGAAACGCAGCGTTGTTCTGTTGGCTATGCATTCGACATGTCGGCATCTGTCAATACCGGTAATGAGGATGTGCAGCTCATCAATTGCCGCGCCGACAGCATTTCTGTTGCCGGCGTTTCGGTTAATGGTGCTGGCGGCTCTGGATCACCCGATTCGATGCTCACGATCATCGGCGGCTGGTTCAACTCCCTGTCGACCCTCAGCGAAGTTGACCTGATCCTCCTGCAAAACTCGCAGGGCGTGGTAATCCAGAACGCGCAGCTCTACGGGGCCGCGGGCGCTGCGAATCTCTATCAGGTGAAGATGGTGAACTGCAGCGGTTGCAGCGTCCTGGGCAACACCTTCCGCGAGTTCAAATACGGCGTCTTCTCTACTGGCGGTCGCGCGAATCGCGTGTCCGACAACAATTTCTATAGCGGCTCTGCCGGTTCGGCAATCCAGCATATAGCCGCAGTCAATGAGGCGTATTCGTCTTTCGACGACAACACGTTCCGCGGCTACGCCACCAACGCGATCGCGATCGACAGTTCCTGCACGAGCATTTCGAGCAGCGGAAACAACGCTGACCCGGCGACGATCGGCTCGCCGCGCTTCTCGAATGCAGCCGGCGGCACTTCCTACAACGTCAACAACATCGGCGCCTGAAGACCACGAAAACGGGGTTTCACAATGGAACACTACAAGGAAGCCGCCATTGCCGCGGCCAAAGCATCGCCGGCATGGCTCGGGGTCTATATCACGCATGCTGCTGACAATCTCACGATCTCTGGCGTCGCGGCATTCACTGCGACCGTCTACAGCATCGTGCAGACCTATATCTCGATTCAGAGATACCGGAGAGGAAAATGAGCGCCTTCGACGACGCCTTCGCGGCATTGATCGGGAACGAAGGCGGCTACTCGTTCAATCCTGCCGATCCGGGCGGTGAAACCATGTGGGGCGTGACAGAGCGCGTCGCGCGCGCGTGGGGCTATACCGGCGCGATGAAGGATCTGCAGCTCGATACCGCGAAGCAGATCGCGAAGAAGAATTATTGGGACCCATACCAGTGCGACCAGTTCGACCCGCGCATTGGCTTCCAGGTGTTCGACGCAGCCTATAACGGCGGCCGGCCGGCGCAGTGGCTCCAGCAGGCCGCAGGCGTCACCGCTGACGGTGTAATCGGGGCTATCACTATCGCCGCCGTGCGCGCCGCTGATCCGCTGAAGATCGTCATGCGCTTCTCGGCATACCGGCTCCAGTACCTCGGCAATCTCTCCACGTGGCCCACCTTCGGACATGGCTGGAGCAACCGCATCGCCAATAACCTGATTCGAGGTGCGTCATGAGCGCATGGGATTCCGCATTGAACGTCGTCAAGACGCTCGCCCCGACTATCGCAACAGCCTTGGGCGGACCGCTCGCCGGCGGCGCCGTGATCGCGCTCGAGAGTGTGTTCGGCATCACCGCCAAGCCCGATGCATCGACCGATGACCGGCAAACCGCGATTGCTGCGGCGATCAGCGGCGCGACGCCGGAGCAGTTGGCCGCGATGCGCAAGGCCGATCAGGATTACGCGCTCGCGATGGCGCAGGCCGGGTTCAAGAACACCGAGACGCTAGCCAGCCTCGCCGTGCAGGACCGGGCGAGCGCGCGCGCGATGCAGATCAGCACGAAGAGCGTGACAGCGCCGTTTCTGGCGATCTTCGTCACGCTTGGATTCTTCGGCTGCCTCGGTCTGATGATGTTCTATCCAATCCAGAAGGAAGCGCATGACGCTCTCATGCTGATGCTCGGTGCGCTCGGCGCATCGTGGTCGGCGGTCGTCTCCTACTACTTCGGCAGCAGCCAATCCAGCGATCGCAAAACCGAACTGCTTGCGCAGTCCACACCAACGGGGACCACGGAATGAACGTGATCAACCTCGGCCACTGCGATAACGCTTTGAAATTAACCATCGGCGACGACGCCATCATCAAGGACTGACCATGAAACGATTCCTTTGTGCGGCGTTCGCCGCATTCACTTCGCTCGCGTTCGGCGCGACGCTCACGCCGGTTCAGCTTCTCAATCCGGCTGGATCGTCTTCAGGACAAGTCATCGTCTCGACCGGTGCATCCACGGCTCCGGGATGGGCTAATGTGGCGGCTACTGCGCTTACTGGAATCACTCCGGTAGCGAACGGGGGAACGGGTCTCGCCACGCTTGCGCAGTACAACGTCCTGGCTGGCAATGCAACGGGCAACGTCGCCGCGATAGGTCCGGGCACGGCAGGATGGGTGCTGACCTCGAATGGTGGCAGCAGCTTTCCTTCGTTCCAGGCTATTCCGACCCAGACGGGCCGACTGCTCAATGTTCAGGTCTTCTCGTCTGGCGGGACCTACACGCCGACGGCGGGAACCAGCAAAGTCATTGTCGAGGTTCAGGCTTCGGGCGGTGGAGGCGGGGGCGTCTCGGCGACGGGTGCGGGTCAGGCCGCGCTCGCGCAGTCGGGCGGTGCCGGCGCATATGCCAAGGTTCTGATCACCTCAGGTTTCAGCGGCGCTACGATCACGATGCCGGCCGGCGGCGCAGCCGGTACGGCCGGTGCGAATGCTGGCGCAACAGCATCGGCAGCATCGTTTGGCTCGATCGTTTCATGCCCCGGCGGCATCGGTGGGAATGGCTCTGCCGCCCAAACGCCGCCGTTCTTGCAATCAGGTGCGGCAGCGACTTCCGGCTGTACCATTGCTGGGGCATCGACCATTCTTTCCGTCGTGGGACGTGCAGGGTTCGGTCAAGCTGTGGTTGCATCGACGTCAGCTATTCCAGCGGTAGGAGGCTTCGCAGCTACTGCGGCGGGCTCGGGAACGGCGCGGCCATCGCTGCCTCTGCTAGCGCTGCGGCTGGCAGCGCAGGCATCACCGGGTACGTCGTCGTCTACGAATACAACTGATCAGGCGACTTCGGCAGCGATGACTTGTCGTTGCCGCCACTTTGCAATGATGAAACGCTTGGCCGGCATCTCGACATATGCATGAGTGATAGTTGCAAGGATGATCAGGATCGAGATGAACATGATGCCCTTGAGAGCGTATCCGGCCGCAACATCGGGACCCGAAAAGAACGGGATCATCACGCCGTGTATCAGATAGAGCGAATAGCTGATCTCCCCAATCCAGATCGCCATATTTCCACATAGCACCTTGCCGTTCAAGCAGATTGCGAGCGTCGCGAGCGGTACTGCGATCGCATAACCGATATGCAGGTGATCGCCCTCAAACCAGTGCGGCGCGGTGAACGCAGTCAGATCGAGAAACGACGCGGCAATGTATGCGACGCCTGCGCAACCGAGTACAGTCATGATGCGGCGCACGGTGGCTGCTAGAGGTCCAGCCATCCACATTTCGGCGAGCCCAACTCCAGCGAGGAACTCGAAGAACCTGCCGTATGGTGAGAAATAGATCAGCCATTGGTCGGCTGGCATGATTGACGTCTGGCCGAACACGTTTGCCATGTTAGCGCCGATACTTCCCGCGAAGTGCACCAGCAGCACGCGTCCCAGCACGCCGATCAGGAGAAGTGCAAGGCCGCGCACCAGCGAGGCCGACCGGAACCGCACGAGCAGGGCGAGCGGGATGAACAGCAGGTAGAGCATCAGCTCGGTGCTAATCGACCATGCGTTGTTGCCGTACTCCTGCGAGAGCGTCACATTCACGCCGTCCTGAACGCGATAGAGCCACGACTGGATGCCCAGCAGGTTATAGGGAAGAAACTGCGTGTATGACGGCAACACATGATGCGTGTACGCGAAATTTCCGACCACGAAAACGAAATAGAGCGGATAGAGCCGGGCGAATCGCGCAACTATGAAGTCGACGATGTCCCGGCTTCCGGATGCCACCTTGTTGCCATAGTTGTACTGGATTACAAAACCGCTCAGGACGAAGAACACCGACATGCCGAGCAGGCCACATTTCTCCAGCGCGGGGCCGAGTACGGTGTCCCGCAGCGGCATAACCAAGAGCCCCAAATGGTGGACGACGATCAGCATTGCGGCGACGCCGCGCAGGCCAGTAAGCCCCGCAATATCGTTCCGTTTCATTGATTCCCCGCCTTCACCAGACATACGTTGAATCATCGGCCTTGTCGTATCCGATTTTCCACGACTTGTACTCGACTGTGCCCTTTGCATGGGGATTATCGGTAACCCGGTTGCTCTTCGCGTCGGCGAGCGCGGCGGCAGATCCCTGTTGGACGGTTGCCGGGTCCAGCGGCATACGGCGGAACAGCCTGTCAAGAATCCCGATTTTGTGTGTAGTGAGTTGTTCCATGGTCTTTCTCTAATTATTTTCAGGGCGGATTGTATTACAGACGGCGGCCCGCGAAAATTGGCGACCTTCTATAATTTTGCGCATGGAAGACGACGCCGAAAACGTCACTGAGTGCCTGCGCGAGCGCGCCGCGATCATGGAGATTGATGATGGCCTGAAGCGGCACGACGCCGAGTACTACGCGGTCGTGGCGACCTGGCGATTTTGCCAGCGAACGGGCGTTAAGGAGCCGACCGCACTGAACTACCGGTTTCACAGTCGCGAGTTCACGGACGACGAGGCGAGGGAGCCGGGAAGCGCGCTCTGATCGATAGGTCTTAGGCAGGTCTTAGACAGTGGTGGCGTCCAAATAATCGGCCCAATGCTGCATCATTTTCCTACGCTCCGGTAGATACTCCGCATGCACGTAGGCCGCCGTCACCTGATTGCGCTCGGCATGCGCCAGTTGTCGATCGACGACATCGCGGCTATAGCCGAGCTCGCGCAGAACCGTGGCGGCCAGTCCGCGGAAGCCGTGGCCGGTCATGCGTGACTTGTATCCCATGCGGTACAGGGCGAACAGCATGGTGTTGTTCGAGATCGGGCCGCGAGTGCGTCCCTGAATGCTGAAGAAAACGTGTTTCTCTGCGCCATTCAGCTTTTTGAGTTCGCCGAGGACTTCGAGCGCCTGCTTGGAAAGCGGCACGATGTGCGGGTCGCGCATCTTCATCCGCTCGGCAGGGATTCGCCACTCAGCCGCTTTTTCGTCGATCTCCGTCCACTCGGCATTGATCATTTCGGTCGTGCGCACGAATGTGAGAGCCATAAAGCGCAGAGCCAGCCGAGTCACCAGATCGCCCTGATAGGCGCAAATGTCCCGCATGAGTTGCGGAATCTCGACCGGTTTGACACGCGCCATGTGCCGCACGCCAGGGCCTTTCTTCAGAACCGTTTCGACGTCGATGTCGGCGGCCGGGTTGCGCGTGCAGCGTCCAGTCATGATTCCGTACTGGAAGACTGCGCGGGATCGTTGCAGGACCCGCTTGGCGGTCTCACGTACGCCGCGTGCCTCGATCGCGCGGATGATTTCCAGCATGTGGGGCGCCTCGATGTCTGCGATGGGCTTGGCCCCAATTCTAGGAAAGGCGTCCACCTCCAGAGACTTGATCAACTTGCCTGCGTAGACATCCGTCCAGCCTTCCTTCTGCGACGCAAACCACTCGCGCGCAACGATTTCGAAAGTTGATGCCGCCACGAGAGCACGCGCGCGCTTGACCTCGTGTTTGTGGGCGGACGGATCGACGCCAGCGCTTAACTGCTTGCGTGCCGCCAGACAGGCGTCACGAGCCTCTGCCAGAGTCACTTCGGGATAAACGCCGAACGAGGCGACCTTCTCCTTGCCGTCGAATCGGTACTTCATCCGCCAATAGCGCGCACCGTTCGGCATAACCTGGAGGTAGAGCCCTTTGCCATCGGCGAGCTTGTACGGACGGTCAGAACCCTTGGCTCGTCGAACTTGCAGCTCGGTCAGCGGTACGATCTGTTTAGGCAT